CTTTTGGCATCAAAATTGCTCTATTTTTTGTTGAAATGCCTGATCCAGATAGCACAAGTTTTCTGGGTCCTAATGAAAACCTTTTTCAAGATAGTTATTGGGATGGGATCTGCAATGATCATCTTGATTTTAATTCTTTATCTTTCCGGATCGGTCCACAGCCAAGAAAACCCTTACCAGGTTTTGTGTCTAAAGAGTGCTATGACAGCACACAGCTTGACCTCTCCGGAAATCCAATTTGTACATCATCCCCCATCAAATTATTTTCGACTTATGAAGGACCTGCCAATGGCCCGGTCCAACTCTTCGGGAATTTGGGTAAACGGGGAATTCTGTCCATGGCCCGATCTGGGTCACTTGAAAAAATTGTCTACGAAAGAGGAATATATGGCACTACTCTCCCACAAAAGGTCTCCACATACACAGGAGCATATCCAACAGGAATCATTTGCACAAATGAGGCCCCAATCGTCTCAGCTGCCTGCCCCGAAAATGAATATACCTCAATTCTTAAACGAGGTTTGCATTACGTTGGAAAACCTGATTATAAAGTGTGGGACGTTTTTCGACATTCAACTGAAGTCCAAGATGTTTTGCTCCCAAATTGGGAATATTACAAACAGACTTATACTTTCCATAAATGGAACAATCGAAAAACTAGGGAAGGATATCGGTTTACCGCCAGCCGTAGAACTGCTCAAAGATTGGCTTATGAGCAGTTTAAAACAATTGGTCTCACAAGGAAAGACTATTTGGTGGAATATTTTATCAAACGGGAACGAATCAATGCATTCGAACCAATCCAGCCTCGTGCCATATTTGGACGAAAGCACAAATTTAATGCAGCAGTTGCTCCATTCATATACGGATTTTCCAAAACTTTGTCAGAATGTTGGTCAAGTTCCAATGAAGAATCTTTCATATGTTACACTAGCGGTAAAACAGCTGAGGACATATGTCTTTTCATTGCTGAACAAGCTGACCGACTGGGACAACTTGGAGAAGTTGACTTTTGGATTAGTGACCATAGTCGAATGGACACCAACTTCCATGCTACATTACTTAAACTTGAAGTTCAAAGAATTTGTAAACTTATGTCTGACTATAGACTATTTGACATACTTGTCAAAAATATACCTATTCGTGCGATCAGTCGTTTTGGATTCTATTTTGAACGTCCTGATGGTCGTGGCACGGGTGATCCTCAAACTGGTAGTGGGAACTCTTATTTCTGTGCTCTCTTTTGTTTCTTCG